CTCATCGCTTGCCGCAGTATACACGTTGATTTTGTTTGTGACCTGCTCAGTCTCTGCCTTCTCAAGAGTTAGAATTGTTTCGGCTTTAACCTTGGTTACTTCTTCAAGCAGCTTGTCTATCTTCGCCATCTGCTCTTTACTGGCAACAAGGAACTCTTGATCTTTGCGGTCTTCAGCGCGCTTCAATAGTTCGGTCTGTAGTGTGACCATTTGAAGCTGCTGCTGTGCCATTTGATTCTGCATGTCAGTTGCTTGCTTCATGGCCTGCATCTGAGCCTTGTCTTCTGGAGACATCTCGGCTTCGTTAGGGAATATCTCATCCAAATTATCAGAGCCGATACGCTTATAGTAATTCTTAATGATTGGGATTGGATTTCCGCCCGCCTGAATCACCATTGGAACCTGTGACATTTCAGCTTCTGACAGCATCATGCGCTGCATGCGGCTGGACATTTCAGGGTTAGCGCCGCAAGCAATGCTTAGCCCATCAGTGTTGAAGTCCTCGGAGAATACAGCCTCTTCGTCCCCAACAATCTCTTGGTACTCTTCATCGTCCAGATAGTCCCGGTTCAATGCAAACAGAATCTTGAACTCTTTCGACATTGAGTTATTAATCAGCGTCATGTGGGCGGTGTGCTGGATAAGTGTTTCTTGGATCAATGCAAGCGCTGTGGTTGGGGCTGTGTTAGCCGTTAGCTGTCCACCAGCATCCACGTTAGCTGCAAAGCTACGCGCACCGGCCTCCATCTTGTCGTTCAGTGCAAACAGGGTTGGGCTTGGCTCTTTGTATGGCAGAGGCATAATTGAATTGGCAAGCTGACCAGGCGGAACCTCTGTCTGTACAAACTCGCCCATGCGCATAGTGAAGGTGCCAGGCTTCTTGCGGAAACCTTTAGCAACGATACCGCCTTGCTGTGTAGCCAGTGTTCCGGCGTTCAATAGGTCGTTGGTTGACTTATTAACAGCCATTACAGCAGAGCCAATCAACCAGTAATATCCCACATCAAGGTAGGTGCCATCAGCAGACGGGATAAGCCCGTATTTTGTGATGATCGACTTAGGCTCAATGCGCACGATTTGATAGCCTGATATGTCATTTGCATCAGGTATAACAGGCTCAATTCCGAACTCTTTTGCATCCAGCTCGATTAATGCGGCGCGCTTCTTCTGCGCACCCACCAATGGCATTGGCTTCATCTCGCGCACGATCTCATCGTTGGCGTTTTTGTAACGAACGATTACGCCATCATAGTCATAGCGGGCAACGATACGCACAACTTCTTGGCTTGATACGTGAACAGTTACCACGTAAGGCTCAGAGATCCCATCATCGTCAAGGTCAAGCCATGTGTACTGCTCGTAATACTTATCTGGATTGTTTTCTGACTTCTCGGCGCCTTCTTCTTCGTTGGTTCCTTTGGTTCCCAAGTCTTTATCGTGGAATATCTCAGCACCAGCAGCTTCAAGATCGCGCCAAACTTTTGACTTAACCCGGGTCTCATATTCCGAACGGCTGAATGTGATGACGTGAGTGAACACGCCATCTTCAAGGTTCTTTGTGCGCTGGTTAACAATGAAGTCGGGATAACAAACAACGTCCGAGAAGCATCGCCCCTTGGTTTCGTCGTAGAAGGTTTTCTTGAACATGGCGCCGATATTAGGCAATGAGTACATAAGCCGCGTGTGATCATCTCGCCACTCGTCCATGCTGGTGTTAATCTGCCAGTTCATTAGCTCAGTAACACGGTCGGCGCGCTCGTCCTTTGCCCGCAAGTCGCGCTTCTTCTCCTTGATCTTCTGTTCGTCAGCTTGGATTTGCTCTTGGATCTGCTTGATCTGACCCTCTAGCTCTTTAGTATCCTGACCCATCTCCTGCAGCTGTGCAATCTGTGCGGTGTAGCCTTCAAGGTCTTTCTTGAGCTGTGTGATTTGTGATGCGCGCTTGTCTATCACATTTCGGATAGTTGCAGCACCAACGATAGAGGCCTTAACCAGTCTAGGATCACGCATTAGCTCAACAGTTGCCTTGTTGCCAAACTGATTGGCAGCCTCTGTGAGTATGGTTGACTTGAAGTTAGCAGAGCCAGGCCAAGGGCTATCTTTTCCGTTGAACTCAGGGCGCGACAGCTCGATACCTTTATCAACGCAATCCATCCACTCTTTCATAGTAGCGCGGTCTTTATCGGCTCGCTCGATTACCTGTAGCGCAATCTTTGATAGCTTTTCTTTATCCATTACATCAGCAATATTGTTTTCGCCAATGTAGTCAACCAGACTTTTTATGCTCATTAGTGAATGTCCCGTGCAGAATCATCAAGTCCGACAATTGATTTGATGTAGTCAATATCTTCTGGCACTACAGCGCCAGACTTGATAATTATCTTGAAGCCAGAAACTACAAGGGATGGCGTTCTTTTTGATAGACCGAACCAGCTGCCTTGCCCTACATGATATTTTGCAGCCTTCACATATCTGTGTGACCGCTCGTAGTCTTTCCACTCATAAAGGTTAATGCTCATCAAATATCCCCAAGACAGACAAAAGTGCCTTCTTTTAATTTATAGCCGCCAGAGGTTTCATATTGATCATTCTTAATTTCTACGGTGCCAACCTCACAATGAGGCGCATAACCATTAACCAAACAGACTGGCAGCGACTTGTTTTCAACCAAAAGCAATCGATCTATCAGCTCTTGAACATTCATCATTACCATCCCCCGTTAGGGCGTGATTCTTCGTATTCATCATCGTAGTCATCGTATATATCTACGGTCTTCTGAAGCATCATCACGGCATCAGCCATGTTTGGAGACTTGATCTTCAGCTTAATCATTTCAGGCTTGCTTAAGATCTGTATTCTACCACTAGGAACATTCATCTTGCGAGGAATGCGGCATAACTCAGCCCGTAATGCAACCAGACTTTTCATTTCTGAGTTAAAACTTATTAGTTCGTCTTTGTTGAAGTACTTGCCTTTGGTTACCGCAAGGTAGGTTTTAAACATTCTATCACGCAGTCGCCAATAGCATTGGGCGCGCATATTGGTGAACATGGATGAGTTGGTGCGCTTGCCTTCAATGTCAACAAAGCCCTCGCCAAGTATAGGCTCATATTCTTCTTCTGGGTCTTGCGCGCCTTCAGCCCCATCGAATTGAGATATCTTTATCTTCTTCCCGTGAAGCCCATCAGTTACTTGCCTTACAAGCCCTCTGCCCATTCCGCCAACATCCCATATAAACACATCTGGCTTTAGTCTTGTGGCGTGACCTATTGCCCAGTCTGTAGCGTCGTTAACCTCTCCAGTGGTTGTATCAGTTACCCCCATCACCACTACGCCATGAGAATAAGCCATAGCTTTGGCGTCCCCAGTATCGGCAGGATCAAAGGCTAGCTTCTCTTGTCCCTCAGGATTAAAACCAAGTTTGATGTGAGCATCAACACAGGCATCGAACCATTCGGCCATGATGATAGAGTTGTCTACTGTATCCAAGAATGCTCCAAGCCATATGTGATCATATACGGCACGCGGTTTGTTTTCGAAATCGAATAACCTTTCGCCCTCAAGCCCTGAATCAGCGAACCATGGGTTATCGGTGTAATTCATTTTTATGATCAGGTGCAGATCGTCTTCGTAGATCCCATCACGCTCAAGAATATCCAGAAACGGAACTATAAACCTTTTTGGAAATGGATCTTCACTAGAGTTCAGGTTGGCAATGAAAAACATCTGCACTGCATCTATCTTGCTTTTTGATGCAGACTGGACAGCTCCCGGCAATCCTGACCTTGCCTTGTTCCTTGCTGTTGGAGTTAAGTTGCGTATTGACGACTCACTAAGTGTTCCCGCCTCTTCAATCAGGAACCGCCTAAACCCAGCCGCAGACTTAATGCTAGCAGGATTCCTTGATAGCCCCTTGTATTTGAACCCGCCTCCATATTTGTACCGAATGGAGTTATCAAGTATCTCAAAGTCCTGAAGATCAAGTCGATCAATTTCTTCCTTTACCAGAGCATGAACTGACTCATCAATAGAAGATTGGAACTCCCTAAGCCCATAGACTTTATCACCGTAATCCATAACGCCAGCGGTGCATATATCTACAGCGCCAACGGACTTCATGGAGCCGCGCCCGCCATAAATAATAACGAACCGCTTATTAGTCTTTACGGCGGGCTCTAATTTCTCCGCCGTGTATATGTGCGGGTCTTTATCCACCTTGACCCATTCATCGCCTATTTTCTCAATACAGCGCAATAACCTTCCATCAGTGTGAACAATGCCAAAAATTGTGGAGCGACGATCTCCTGATGCTGCCTGTATCCTGTCTTCTGCTGCCTCTATGGCAGCCCTGCTAAGCCTCTTTCTCATGCAGAAGCTTCTCTATAGCCTCAAGGCGTTTTGCCAACTCAGTTACCTCTTCAATACCAAGAGACTTTGAAATCGCCTCAATGAAGATGTTGCCTATATCAGGCGCTATATCGCCATTGGCCATGGCGGCAAGAACTGCATCAGCCTTTTCTACCGGCGTTCCTTTTTCCGGAAAATCTATTGTTACCGGCTGGTAGTTTTGCTTATGAGTTGGGGCTATCCGCTTAAGCATCTCCTGCAGGAATACCCCACCATCGGATATTGCTTTGAAAACCAGCCAATCCTCAAATGTTTCGCATTCATCTACCCCGGACTCAAACTTGCGCTCAAGAGCTGCAACTATGCGAGTAAACATATCTGACTTGCCGCCAGATCTATTCTCCGGCTTAGGCTGATTTGATGAAGTGAACTTTGCCATGAATTACCGTGTTTGTCGTGTTTACACGATTACTTTAACATATTTCAGATAATAAAAAACCCGCGATGTGCGGACCTTCGTTATCTGCTCTATGCAGGGTTATTGATTGGTTGATTTTACCACAAATCGCAATTATAGAGAAAACTTGTAATCAATATACACTTCGGTTTTGTTAAGCTCGCCTTTATCGTTAAATGGGAATCCTGTTCTCCATTGACTGTGGTGAGATACTCCATAGGTAATATTTCCGCGCTCTATGCCGAATTCTATTCTTGCGCTTACTGGATCACTAAGGATATCAGTTTTGCGACCAGTCTTTTGATCCTTAATTGAGCTCGTCTCTTCAAGCTTGTACCCAGCACCTATTTTGATGTAGGTCTCGTCGCAGGCCATTACTGGTGAAGCTAAAAGCAACAGTATTAGGTATTTCATGATTTCGCCTCAACAGTTGGTTTTGATATTTGCTGATTTACGTACCGGCTAATATTGCCAACCAGGTACTCAAGCTGCACCCATGGCAGATTTACCTTGTTTCCATCCTTGTCGATTATCTCAACTCGCCACCTGCAGTCATCGCCTTCATTGGCATTTACAGAAACCTTTTCCATGTCAAAACACAAAAAGTCATTGATAATCATAATCCGGCCTCATTTTTGCATAACTGTCCTTTTCTTGTCAGCGCAACAACCAATCCAGATTCAAATATGTAGTCATGCAGATACACAGCGCCTCTTATCCGCATTCTTGCATTTGCGCCAAGAAATCGATCGAGATCATCATTTGAGGGCTTATTCAGGCTCTGATTTAATTCTTCTGTATTCATATCTCACTCCGAGATTAGTTAGTGTTGCGGCCTTATGGCTTTGGGGATGCGGATAGCATGGCTTTGTAGCCGCGTAATGATAAATGATGCTGCCCGCTTGCTCTTGCGTATTCATCATCCATGCCAACTGTCGGCTCAATTGGCACCAATTGCCACCCTTCCGGTATCGCTTGCGCTGGCAGTGGGTGCTCAAACAGAGGCTTACCCCCTGCTGACCCATCTGAAAATTCATTCCAGCTTGACCACTCGTCTTTCCCTTTAACTTTTTTAAAGAAAACGTATGGCGCCTGACTATGCTCCCCCGCCTTTGCCAGTAATGCGCTCTCGATACCTTCTGCCAGCTCGTAGATATCACCAGTAGCCAGGTGAATATCAATTACCTCTTGTTTTGTTAATAGCATAAAAACTCCGGTTAGATTTGCTTATCCTGCCCTGCGGGCTGTTGGTTAACTTCCGGCGATACTGTGGTCATAGGTCACCTTCGAGAACTGGATAGCCATCAAGCGCTTTTGTCATTCGTTCCATTTCATACTTAACATCCTCTAGCTGGGATAACGTTAAAGGCTTTTGAGTTGCTTGGCGGTGAATACCATAAAGCATTTCTTCTAAATTTCCCGCTGCCTGAGATAAGTTTAGATTACGTTCTAATAAGGTCACATCAACCCCCTACGCGCTTAAAAACAACGCAGCTATCGGTCATTGAGTGGTATTCGTACCCAAAACCGGAAGCCCAATCATCGAGAGAAGTTATAAGCACCATCATTTGAGATTCGTTGTCGTAATAGTTACCAGGCACTATTCCGCATTGGTTTCCTATTTTGCGCTTTTCAATTACTTCAAACTTCTGGCCGTTAAGCATGGTCACCCCCTACGCTTTCAGGCTCAAATAAACATACTGCAAAAGTGTCAGCGCAATACATAATGAATGCGATTACGCCCCAAAACCAGAAAATACCTAAAGCTAGATCATTGGCCATTTTTTTCACCGTTTAGCTTGTTGAGTAGGGCGCGCAATATCAATTTCCACTCATGATGCGACCATTCAAAATCAGGTATTGCTACAGTTTCGTCATGATCGTCGACGTGCCTGACCCAGGACGTTACTATCTCCCGCGCATCCTGCTCGGTGATGCGGGGTGATGTGAAAGATAATCCAGCCATCATTTTTATTGCGCACTCTTGAGCCGCACTAAAACTAGGATCAATTCCTGCAAATGACTGCCCTTTCATGTGGGCAAGCTCAAGCTTATCCTGCCAGCGATCAGGCACCGCCACTGCTGGCGATTGCTGCGCTGGGATTGGGCGGGTGTAGAATAGTGTTCCGCGCTCATAATCTTTACCGTCTAGCGCATAAAAAACCAAATCGCCAGCGTATTCTAGATCAGGATCTTCCTCATCATCGCCGTACTGGTAATCAATCTTGTAGGCAGGCTTTTGATCAGTAAAAGATTGAATCACAATCTCTGCGCTTGCCAGCTTATCGCCATAAATTTCAAGTTGTTCGCGCAAATTCTCTGCCTGCGCATTAGCCTCTTCAACCATCCGGCGCATAGTGTCGTTAGTTATTTCAGCTACTTGCTGCAAGCGCTCGATTTCTGTCTCAAGTTCGGAAATGTAGTTTTGCACAGCCCCAACTGGTGAAGCGCAACCCTTGTGATGCTCTGGAACGGATGAGCGCAAAATCCTATCCTGATCACCAATGATCGATTGCAGACGGGCGTTTTCGGCTTTTAGCGATTCGTAATCATCAAACCTTACATAATCTCCAAGCTCGCTTTTTTCCATTGTGTAGCAGCCTTGGCAATAAGCAACGCCGCCGCTACTGCAATCAAATCTTTCAATATCCATACCCACAACCTCGAATAGTTTTTAGGAATTTGGCGGGATGTGACCGGACTCGAACCGGCGACATAGCATCTTTCGACCGCTGCTCTAACCATCTGAGCTACACATCCCATGGCCTGCCGACAACCATTAAAAATCAGTCCGGTTGAAGTCCGGTTATTTCTAATAGCAGGGCGCTGGAAGACAGGATAGTAACCATTGATGCGCCTTTAGTCGCTACTCTCTCGGTTTTTCAGTCCGATACCATCACGCGATTCTTGAATAAGTGCCAAGGCTATCTCCTTGGCTCACGTGGTGCGCCCTGCTTAGCGGATATATCAGGGTGATGGTGCGCGAGCTAGTCCCCATCAGTTTGTTGTAACCACCGGCTTTACGGTGAATTTTCTCGCCTCAACATGGCTGCAAATCGCCTTTGCATCACGCCGAACTGGATAATGGATGGCTAGAGCTGCTAGCTTCCCTTATGACGCAGGCCATAAGCCCCATACGTCAGCCATTACCCAGATCGCTGCCCACTATCTCAAATGGGTATGCTTTCACTGCCTTAGCCCGCACTTGGCGGGCTTGGTTGGCAAATATTTTCTATGCTACCGCCATTTCTTCGTCTGCTTTTTCTTCCCATTCTGCTGGGTTATTGTCTACCAGCTCACCAAGCTTTGCCGCGTAAACTCTTGAGCCGACTTGCTCGGTGGTATACATGAGCATGGCCTTGATCAGTTTTTTGTACTCAGCAAAGAATTCTTCATAAGTTGAGTATTTCATTTCCGCTTCTCCGTTTCGCTTTAAGCTTTATTGCTGGCATGTGCTATAGTAATCATCTGCATGATAACTGTAAAGGGTTATTTTATGGTTTTTGTAAAATAATTTATGCGAGTTCTTTTTCTAGCTTTCGTATCTCGGCATTCCATTCCTTGCGCATTGCCTCCAGTTGCTCGCAAGTCCACTTAACAGTTTCGGTATTTGTTTCGCAGTGTTCAATTATCCGCAAAGCCTCTTCTTCGCCAAAACGGTTTTTAAGGCCTTGAATATATCCGTGGGTATGCTTGGTTCCGTATATGTCGCCAGATAGGGCGCGGTTACAATGCCGGTTATGCTGTAGGTATGAGTTGATCGGGTCGAACCTAAGCCCACTTTGCGCGCCAACCGTTTTAAAGTGCCCATTGCACCACTGATCGCCGCCCTTTGGTTTGCCGCAGCTAATGCAGGTAGGTTCAATCCCTCTATCCGAAAACCATTTAAATTCCTGCAATCGGCGCAACTTGTTAAATACATCCTGGCAAAGCTTCTTTTGATGAGATAAGTCGCCAGCCTTGAACTTGGCGCGGCGCTCTTTTGTCTCCCTGTCAAAATCCCTTGCTTTTTTTGCCTCTGCCTTCTGCTTTTCGGTGCCGATGTAATCCAGCGAGCAGGCCATAGAGCAAACCTTAGCGAGCGATGAAAACGGCTTAAACATGGCTTTGCAGCTTTTGCATTTCTTTGGCTTCAGTTCTTTCATGCCTTCACCTTTGAATTTTTACGCGTCCATTTTTTGGCATGAGCTATTGCCTCATCAAGCCTTTCCTTAACGTCCTTGTAGCTGATTGGATCGCATAGATGATTTGATAGGCTGCATGTGGTTGCAGTTGGCATAGTTACCGGATATGTTTTGCATACTTGGCAGATCATTGCTTCACCTTTATGAATTTACTGGTATGGGTGTCGTAGCAGGTAATCATGCCGCCTGATTTGCAATCTCTTGTTATCGCATACTTAACCGCTTCAATCGCATTTTTACCGTGATCTATTGCAGCTATAGCGTATTGATTGCCGCTGCCAGCTGTAAAAGGGTTTCCAGTCTGCACGTAATCCCAAAAAACTCCATCATCAATTCCAACCATAAAGCATTCATTGTTTGAAAACAAAAACCCTGTCGTATGGCTATCTATTTCTGTTTTTGCACCAACCACAAAATCATTTGCAAATCGATTGCAGTCTGCTGTGCTGCCAGTCAAAAAGAATACGCCCAAGCTTGTTGTTATTGACTTATCAATACGGTCATCACAAATCATATTGCCGTAGGTTTCGCGGCCATCCGCCACAATGTATCTGCCGTCATACGCTATTGTCGTCATTTTTGAGCCTCTCTATACGATTCATAAGCCAGTAATGACTCCTCTGACCATTTCACCCCAGCGATTGCACCAGTAGCGTAAAGCCACTCCACGAATACGCATGTTAACTTTTTCCCCCACTTGGTAGTACTGGGACGTATTGTTATAGTTTCTCCTGTTATCGGGCAATCAAAGCTTTCCGGCGGGTTCGGAATTTTTATCTTTTCGTCGTTCAATTCTTTAATTTCATTACAAAACCAGATAACCAAAAGCGCCTTGCATTCATCGGCGCTGTAATTGCTTAAAACTACGCGGCGACCAGGCATTACAATCACGCCAGTTTTATTAATGTCGCCAATCATTGCGTGAAACTTTTCTCTCTGGCCATCGCTTTTTGGCGGATCAAAATCAGGATCATCATCAGTAACAGCCATAACCTTTACAGCCTTTCCTTTTGCTATTGCAGTCTTTAGCCATCCAGTAAGCTTAGG